GCTGGAAAAATACATGCACGTCCTGTTTTTGCAGGCACTCTTTGATTTTGATTTAAAAATTCTGTCTCTCCTCCTTTTTCAACATCATTTAAATATACAGTCCACACTAAAGCCCTATTGCAACCTAGATTACCAAAACTTCTTTCTGTGTGCCATACGTGATAACCTCCACCAGGTTGTGTTTTTTGAATTTTTGTATTAGTAAAATGAAGCTCTTTTATACCTGAAACCTTACAACAGTCTGTTTTTTGAATATAAACCTCTAACAATTGTTTTACTTTACCACATAACTCTTCTATTTCTGCTGGCCAATTATTGTGTTTAGTATAACTCACTGACTCGTCTTTTTTTTCTGCTGCTAAAGCACCCTCTCCTTGAATTCTATTAAAACCTAACATGTCTTTTTGTTTTTCAAAAATGTTTATTAAAGTTTTACATAATTTTGGCTCTATGAAACCATCATACACAGCTATGGAGTCTTTTAAATTTATACGTTGTTTAATCTTTTTTTCTTTTTTCATTCTATATCTCCGGGTTATACTTCATATATTCGCGATGTGGATGTTTAATTTTGTCATATTTATGATCTTTATTAGGACCATTCTGGTCAACATAATGAAAAAAAGTTTGTAAATGATAATCTCCTTTAAAAACCTCTCTCCAATGTTCATCTTCACATCCAAGATAAATTACAGCATCTCCTTTATTCATTTCAATAGCTTTCCCTTCAATATATAAAGGCCACTCAGTGCCATCACTATCCCACATAGCAGAAACGGATATCTCACAAGATGGTCTATCTTTATGTTTTTCTAAGTCAGAATTATAAGTATAAAACCTTGTAAATCCATAAGTTGGAAAAAGTTTTAAACCTGTTTCTTTTTCCATTATTTTTTTCTTTTGTATTAAAAGAGCATCTGTAAAACAATCATTTCTAAATATAGAATCACAGTTACTGCCCTGTATATGGTCAAAATTAGTTTCATTTCTTTTGTGCATTAAATTAAAATAATGCACACCTATCTCAAGTTCTTTTTTAGAAAGAAAGTTTTTTATTAATTTATATCTAAAATTTTTTCTTATGATGCCCATGATATTATTGAATACCTCGTTCCTTTTGTAATTGGTTTTACCCCGTGTGGATATAAAAAACTACTTGGCCAAATTATTAATCTACCTGATTGTGATTCTACTTTTACAGAAAGTTTTGATGTTGTTGGATTATAAAATTCTAATTCACCACCTTCATAATCATCGTTTAATAATAATATAGCAGATAAAACTCTAGGAAATCCTTCAAAATGATCTATGTGTGGTTTATAATGACCACCAATTTCATATTTTAAAACTTCTAAAGTTTTTATAGAATTTAAACATACTCCATAACTGTTAGCAAATTCTTTTTCATAATAACCATAATGATCTCTGATGACAGACATTATATAATTACACCAGTGTATTTTGGTTTTAGAGCCACAGTCCCAATCCATTAAAGAATATGCCTTCACATCTCTTTTATTTCTATTTATAATATTATCACCAACTCCGGCTTGTTTAAAATTTTGAGTTATTGAATATTTGATAATAGAACTTATGATTTTTGGAGATATAACATTATCATACACCTTAATATAACTTTCTAATTTCATAACTTAAATATATATTACTTTCTAAAAAAGTAAACTAATAATACATTTCTTCAACATACATTTCAGGGCAACCAGGGAGATTATAAATATAATCGTCTACTGAAAAATTTTCTGGAAAAGACTCTACTCCATCTCTATCTATACCCTCTAAAAATGTAATCATACCTTGAACTTTAGGATCTGTATTAATATGTTCTTGTGCCTTGTCTCTAAAAGAGAATAATAATTCATCTATTCTTGATGATAATAAATCTTTTGCAACCACTGGATCTGGTTCTGCCGGTACAACTTTATCCTCATAAGAGATTTCTCGTGTATCAGGATTATAAGTAACGTATCTTAAATAACGAGCAACCTTATGATAATTGTCATCACTAACCTCTTCTGCATATGTAGTTGGTGACGTCATCCAATGATCTCTTGCGGTCTCATTAGGAGCTAATCTGTAAAATCTAGTATCTCTAAAAAGTATATATTTTGCCATTTTAATTATTAACTTCCATTATCAAAAACTAATAAGGCACCTTTCTTTCCTGATTGGGGACCAACTTGTGTTGTTGATCCTGGGAATTGGTGAGCACCAATACCACCAGTGCCAAAAACATTCGCAGAAAACATGAAACCTTCTCTTTGTGTGCTGATATCATTAGGATTTCCAATTTGACCTACGGCAAGATCAGATGTTGGAGAACTTCCTCCAGCACGTTGATTATCAGCATTTAAAGTTGTTACCTGTGCAATAAATGTTCCACTTCCAATAGTTCCTGGATTTCCAGGGTTTCCACCTTGTGATGTATTAGTTCTGTTTCCTCCATTTCCTCCGTTTAGAGAAAATAAATTCGCTATGCTGGTTGTTCCACCCGCCTGGCCATCAGTGGCTGAGTTACCGGTAGAATTACTACCATTAGTTCCTGGTCCACCCACAGCGTAAGGTTGCGAAAAAGGAGGGGTGATGTCTGATGTAAATATTCCTACAACTCCAAAACCTCCAGCTCCGGCTCTTCCAGATGGGTTATCTGCGTTTGGGTTACCTGGGCCTCTAGACGTCCCGCCTCCACCGCCTCCTCCCGAAGCAGCGTAAGCAACTATTTGATTTCCGTTTGAATTGTATGTTCCTGAAGCAGGTCCTGTTGCATAAAGTTTTGGAGTCATAACTGCTCCGCCTGATCCAGATTCACCAGCTATGACTCTTCCTGATGAGTCTACAGTCACAGTTGCTGAGTTGAAAGTTCCTTTTGCTGATTTTATAATTCTTGGCATTATTTTCTTTCCTCCTTAAAATTTATTAATCAACCATCTCCACATAAGAAACGTGAAAAGCTAAATCGTTAGCAGCACCAGCTGTAACAGCGATTATATCTGTTTCATCTAAGTAGATAGGTCTTGCAATTAAATCTAAAGTTGAATCTGCAGGCACAGAGATTGTGCTTGCGATTGCAAAATAAGTTGAACCATTGTCATTACTAATCTCTACTGTTGCATCAACAGCACTAGTTCCATCAATGTTTGCTAATAATATCGAATCAATTCTCACTGCAGTTTCTGCAGGGACATCAATCATAGTAGTTCTGTTTGTATCAGATAAAGTACCCATAGCATTTTTAGGGGTAATCGTTGCTATATTTACAAGATTCGGTGTTGCCATTTTTTATTCTCCTTCTAGATTAATATCCGAAAACCATGGAAAAGACAATACCTTTTCCATCAGTAGTTACAACTTGAGTAGAACTAGTTCCTGGTGATGCATTGGTTACTTTTGTTCTACCAGTGCCATTTGGAGCTATAGTTATATCTCCATTTGCTGCATCTGTAAGAGTAACAGTTCCTGCATTTGTTCCACTATTTGTGTTTAAAATTAAGTCTGCTGCACCACCTGTGGTTACAGTTAGCGTTCCAGCTCCATTTGAGGTTAAAGTAGCAGCTGCCCCACTATCTCCAACTTTTACTGTGTCTGCTCCAAGAACAACATCTCCAGTTCCGTTAGGTATAATATCGATATCTGCGTCAGAAGTCGATACAATATCATTCCCATTAACATCTAAATTACCACCTAGTTGTGGTGAGGTATCATCAACAACATCTGAAATACCAGTTCCAATTGCAAGAGTTAGTATATTTGGATTTGTTGCATCAGGACTAGCTGATGCGAAAACTATTTTATCACCCTTATCTGTTGCTGAAAAAGTAAACGTAGATCCTGAACCAGTTGCATATTTAAATTGTACTGTGTGAGATCCAGATGTTGAATTTCTTAAAAAATAAAATGTTTGAACATCGTTTGGAATAGTTACGATTTGATTTCCAGAAATAGTCCCTGTAAATTCTATCATTCTGTGTGCAAGTTCTGCACCAGTTGCTCCATCTGAGACTGAAAGAGCTGTGGTTTGTGCACCACCAGCTATAGATTTTTGTACAAATCCACCAGAAATTTGTTCTACTAATTGTAAGTTTGTATTAGTTTTTGTACCCCATGTACCGGCGTTTTCACCAGTTGCTTGAAGTTCTACCCCTAAAGGGCTAAATGTTGATGCCATAATTTATCTCCTATGCAGCGTCACTATAACTTGTATTTGATCCAGTTGCAACATCTGTATACGAAGAATTTGAACCTGTGTCAACGCTTGAATATCCTTGAATTCCAAAACCTGTTGAAGATCCAAAGATAGCAACAGAAGCTGTAGCAGATTGACCCGTTAGTCCCATAACATCAGCAGGACTTAAAGATCCCACAGAGGAGGTCACTGAAACCCCAGTTAAACCCATTACATCAGCAGGAGATAAACCACCTACTGAAGATGTCATTGATAAACCTGTTGGAATTATAATAGGGTTTGATGAGATAGTAACATCACCAATACTCGTTGTTGCTGATACTCCTGTAACTCCCATTACATCTGCAGGTGTTATAGATCCAACAGAAGAAGTCGCAGCTTGACCTGTTACCCCCATTACATCTGCAGGAGTTAAAGATCCGACTGATGTTGTTCCAGCAATTCCTGTTGGTACAACAGTCACATTACCAATTATTGTTGGTGTTCCAAGACTTACAGTTGCAGAAACTCCAGTGACTCCCATAACATCAGCAGGTGATAAAGATCCTACCGATGCTGTTGCTGCTTGACCATCGAGTAATATAGTTCCTTGAATACCCCAAGCATTATCATTCCAAGCTTGTCTACCCCAACCTGAATTTATTTCTGCTGAAACTGTTACAGAACCAACTGCTGTTGTTGCAACACCTGCTGTTGTAAGTTCTACGGTAAAAGAACTTTCACCCCAGTTTTCATCACCCCAACTATCAGAGCCCCAACCTTGTTCAGGAAAAGATTTTACTGTTCCAACTGAAGTAGTTGCAGATACACCAGTTAATTGAACAATTGCTGTATTAGATTGCCATGAGTTTTGATTCCACGCTACGAGAGGATCATCTCCACCCCAGATTGATGTTTCTGACATAAGGAGTCCCTCCTTATGCTATCCTGATAATAGCGTTAGATGCGTCTGCTGTTGGAAATTGAATTGTAAAAGTTCCACTTGTTACAGTTTTATCAGAACCAAATGCGATTACCGCACATGCAGGATTACCTGATGCAGAGCTATTATAAATTAAGGCACCATTTGCTGTAAAAGAAGCGGATGTAAAACTTACATCTGAAAAATCACATACTGCAGTTGTGCTGTCAGTTGTAGGTGTAACACTTGTTAGTGTTGCTCCCCCAGAAGTATAAGCAGTTCCAGATGAATTAGTTATTTCATTAGAAGATGAAAAAGCAGTTGTGCCTGCACCTAAAGATGCATCACTTGTATA